GATAACAGGCATATCGTCTTTAATGACACAGGCAAATGAACCACTTGACTCAAGTGTATATGCCTCATTTGGTCCGGACGACTGTGAGCCGTCCCATGCGTAGACCTTGGCTTGGCCGCCACTAAAATCAAGCGTGCCAATAAATATCCTCGTCGAATTTGACTCAATCCATGTGATGATACTGATAGACCCATCAACAAGATTTTTGAGGGTGTATTGGGTAGAAGCGGCGGCGGCAGTGATTGCCGGTGTTGACGCACTGCTAATTGAACTGATTGACCGTGAATTGTCGTCAACAACATACGCCTTGTTTTGAGCACGGAAATATGTCATCGCATGGAGGCCAGAGGAATTTCCCAGTGTTCCACTAACATTGCCCCACGCACCACTGGTATTGAGGAATTTAACAGTTGTTGAGGCCTGTGTAGCAAGCAGGTATCCAAACTCCGGCAAAATCTCAAGGTCTGATTGGTTTGAATTGCAGGATGTGGGACCAGCGCCGTCTTTGACAAAAGTACTATTTGGGCCGTCTGGTGCATACCACGCATGGCTCCCTGCCAACGCCCACGTCTGCTTGGTAGCTGAGGCAGTGAAGAATCGAAACGCGCACGGCACGCCAAGGTCAGTATCATTTCCAGACCCCGATGATGCGGAGCTGATATTGAGCACTAGTCGTGGTGATACCATCACAGAGCCGACTTTTGACGTTAGATTGAGGTTATACGATGCCCACAGATCGCCAAACCGATCACCCTGGTTAAATTGCTTCCATATGCCACTTTGGGGAATATATCTCATGGTGATTCAGAAATTAATATGCCATCGGAAAATGTCAGCTTGCGATTGACCGTACCGCCGCTTATGTCTGCAACATAATAGACTTTAGTGCCTGACAGTGGACTAATGCCGCTGAGAAGTCCGCCGGTTGCTTTCAAGATCCCCGTTGCTGTAATAACTTTAAGAAACCCGCGACCTGAAATCGCTTGGTCAACATTCAATGGCAATGAATGTGACGCCTCCATTGACGCTTTCCAGCGCTTCAAGTCTTCAATTTCTCGTTTGAGGAGTTCTATTTCGTTCATAGTTGTGATTTGTCTTGGTTAGACCATGATGCCGAACTCTTACTTGCATTTGCCCAAACGATGACATCCTTAACCGTTATTGCTGGCTGTGAAAATGAAAGTGTCTGAACTGCAGGCGCAATGTTCGCTGGAATGGTTGGCGATGGCAGAGAACTGGTGAGTGTCTGTACGCCCGGCGTTTGTGTGCTTGTAATCGGGTATTCGTACTGAAAGGCCACAGTGTCAAAATAGCAAGTCCCCGTTGCCCCTGCGTCCTGATTCGAGGCGCTTATCTCAAGTGTGTCAATTGTCGTAAACGAAGCTCCAGAAACTGATGAATACCACGAACTGAAAGCCCCATTATTAATATTCGCGCGGTATTTATTATTCTGAGCCACATCATCCCATTCAATGCCAACTCGGAAATACGTATTGTTAGTAAATGAACTTGTCAGCGTTTGAAACGACGCATTGTCCAAAAGCTCGATAATATTGGCGGCGTCAGAAATCCGACAAATGATTCTGCCGATGAGTGTTGAGCCGGATTTGATTTTAAGGTCAAGTCGCAGGCTCTTTCCTGCGGCACCACCAGTTCGGTTGACTTTTACCGAGATAAAAATTGTCCCCGCGGATGCGGCAGTAAATGTCCGGGAAATATCAACATAAGCGTCCGCGGTTGGAACGATCGAAATATGTTTCGTACCGGCATTTGGCGAACCTGCTGTTGCAACGTCAAAGAGCGTGTCACCTGACCATGCGGCCGACCAGTTCTGACCTCCATTTCCTCCATGAAGATCGCCGGTCGAGTAACTTTCAAAATCGTCAACAACAGTGATTGCCATATTAGCCTAAATTTAATATTCCTTCCGAATTCCACTGGATGGTAAACGTACCTCCATCAGTGATTCGGTCAGAGGTAAAGTCAAAGTAACAGATTAAGGGTGAAGTGGCGGCCACGCCGGTGGACTTATACAATACCGCTCCGCGAGCTGTAATTGAGGACGACGCCCACGACACATCATCAGCGTCAAAGACTCCTTCATCGTCTGTGTTGTCTTGTGTCACCGCCTTGTTTGCAAGCGTTGCGCCGCCGGCAGAGTAGCCTGTTCCGGACACTTCATTTGTAATGTCATCAAAGAAGTCGTGGTTATCTGCTGATGGTGTGTATGAAGAAGTAACAAGTGCGACCTTAATAGTGTCGGTATCGAGGTCGATCGAGCCGTCCATTATTTTTTTCTTAAAACTGTTATAGATTACGTTTGCCATATGTTTCTGCTAGTAATTAATGCTAAATGTAATAAATCCTTTTGTGTGTCATGATTTTTCTCACGTCTCGCTCACGTTGTCCAAAGAACTCCTTGATCTTTCCTGTAACTCCTAGCCGCTCACTCCCTTCTAAATCAATGACCTTCTTTTCGAGTTCCTTGAGGTTTGAAAGGCCTTTAATGCTTGCAACCTCATAGGCTGGTTTTAGGTAAAAGTACTCATGATAGACAGGGACACCCGGCACCTTGGTCGTGTCGTTGGTGGTAAAGTACGATCCCTCTCGGTTGACGATCATTTTGATGCCCGCCGCCACACTGTAACTTGGAACGGGGTCAAGAAAGATGCCGTTTGAGAGTTTGCCGTACTTTGTGGGAGTCCCTGTGGTCGAATTGACTAAAATGTCGCTGAGTGATGTTTTTAGCTCGTCAATTGGATCAATTTCTACATACTGGGTCGCTGTAGCCGAAGGGAGGATTAGCACTTTTGAGACATCGATAATTTTATTATCATCCTCATCCTCATCAAACGGGTAATCACGTTGGCCAGAACTAATATTGGCGGTGATAATCGGGTAGCTTGAGTGATTAATGTCATCACCTTGCCATGTCCCTGCAGATGAAGCCCATAGAAGTAGGTAACTATCGATGGCGTTGTTGGCTCTCGATATAAACTCAGCCAATGCATCGCTGTTGCCCGACACATCGCCGTAATTTGCGCCGATCTCCTTTTCAAAGAGTTGAACCAGTCCGCGTTTTGTAGTTGTGTTTGAGAAAGCTATAGACACGCCTATGTTATTAATTTACCCATTCCAATCCCCTACAACGTAAGGGATTGAAGGGACAAACTAGTTGACCAGAACGTCAAACACGATACCAGCGTGAGCTGTAGGTGTGAGGTGTCCGATGTCAACGCGGCTGTAAAATGCTTTACCAGAGAAGAAGGTGTTTGAATCTGCGGCTGGGAAGTCGATCGTGTGTGCGCGTCCATATGTACCCCGGAGGATACCAAGTCGCTGGATCTTCTTAACGCCGGCAAAGACGTGACCTGCTGCATTGTCGTTAGACCAGTAGTGGTCTGCGCCAAGATAGCGCAAGCCCTCTACTGTTCCTTCCTTGAGTGCCTGGTCTGCAGTTGTAAAACCGTTAGCTTGTACGAAGGCTTCGAGATACTCGAAGTCTGAGGCTCGCCATACGAAACCGACGCCATTCTGATTCATCAGTGACTGACCGTTCGCCTCGCGAACTTCTCGCTTGACACCTCGAATGATGTCATCGATGTTTGAAGCGGAAACAGTGATGTTTCCAGCTGATCCACCGATAGATGCATTATCGAAGTCTGTCCAGCTACCGTGCTGAGCCAAAACGTTTGATTCAATGAACTCGTTTAAGAGCGCACCGATTCGGTCAAACAATTCTGCTGGTTTTGTCCACGGCGACTGAGCGAGATCTGCCAAGTCGACAACGACGCCAAGGTCGCGGCCGGTATCAATAGTCAGAGAATTTGCTGTCTCACCAAAGACTTGAAGGGCAACGCCAGTACCACGAGAAACTGTCTGAACTGACGGAGTTGTCTGCATGTAAGAGCTTGAAACCACACGTATGTCAGAGATTGTGACATCGCACATCTCTTTCCATGTTGTTGGTCGATCAAGCCTATCCTGCAATACATCCTCGTACAGTGTTTCGTATGTGATTGTATTTGCTACTGCCATAATTGATTCTCAATTTGTTT